GTAACTCCTGCTGCCTACAGCATTACTGCTAACAACTGGAAGATTGTTAACTTTAACGACAAGGCTTACTTTTTCCAACGTGGATACGACCCTTTGGTGTACGACAACGCCACAGGTCTTCGTACGTTTACTGTAGCTAACGGTACAGCTACTGCGGCTACTCTGAAGTGTCACGAGGCTCTGGCAGCTTACGGTAGACTGTGGGTCGTAGACAACGCAACAGACACACAAACTATTTACTGGTCTGACTTGTTGACAGGCACAGACTTTACTGGTGGTTCCAGTGGTTCTATAGATGTATCTAAGGCTTGGCCTGATGGGTACGATGAAGTACGGGCGTTGGCAGCACACAACAACACCCTGATTATCTTTGGTAAGCACAGCATACTTGTGTACGGAGGAGCTTCTAGTCCAGCTAGTATGTCTCTGGTTGACACAGTAGCGGGTGTTGGGTGCATCTGTAGAAACTCTGTTCAACACATCGGCACAGACGTTTTGTTTATGTCTCCTTCTGGACTCAGGAGCTTAGGCCGTACTATCCAAGAGAAGTCGCTGCCTCTGTCTGACCTGAGTTTAAACGTGAAGACTGAGATCATTAGTTTGATTAGCAACAGGACGTTACCTACAGCGTCTGTGTACAGCCCTGAGAACTCCTTTTACATCATTGTGTTCCCAGATCAACTTACTGCGTACTGCTTTGACTTAAAGGGTAAACTTGAGAACGGAGCGTACAGAGTTACACGGTGGACTTCTATTCCACACAAGTCGTTTGAAGTTAAAACTGACGGTACAGTGTACATAGGAACAATTGACGGAATAGGGACGTACTCAGGTTACGTAGACAACACAACAGCGTACCGTTTTAGGTACTACAGTCCGGGGTTGACGTTTGGTGATCCTGCTAAAACAAAGTTGCTAAAGAAACTAAGACCTACTCTGGTTGGTGCTACAGGCGCAACAGTGTTTATGAAGTGGTCTTACGATCTAGCTACGGACTTTAAAACCTACGAGTTTACTGTAGGAAACCAAGTACCTGCGTACTACGGTGTTGACGAGTTTGCTATCGGTGAGTTTACTGGTGGTGAACTTACGACTAGAAACTCTGTTCAAGCAACAGGTAACGGAAGTATTATTACGATAGGACTAGAAGCTGACATTTACGGGTCTGCTTTATCCCTCCAAGAGATTAACGTATTAGCACTAATGGGTAAAACAGTATGAGTAACTATACAAAAACAACAAACTTTACTGCTAAGGACAGTTTACCTTCTGGAGATAGTGGTAAGGTTATTCGTGGTAGCGAGTTTGACACTGAGTTCAACGCTATATCAACAGCGGTTGCAACCAAAGCAGACACAGCTTCTCCTACATTCACTGGCACTGTAACGATCCCTGCGTTGACGTTTACGGGTACTCTGTCTACAGGCACGATTGACGGAGGGACGTACTAATGGCTATTGATTGGTCTGATTTATTCGGAAAAATAGGCGGGTACTTTTCCGACAACACAGCTACTTTAGGTGCGCTTGGTCTTGGCTCAGGTGGCTTAGCTCTTGCTTTAAAAGGCTATGAAGATATTGGAGGCATTGGACAAAAAGGCTATGAAGCTCTGTCCGGTGTTAGGGACGAGCAGGGGAATCTTGTTACGCCTGGACTAGCCCAAGAACTGTCAGGGATGCTTCAGTTTCAACCCTATACGGTAACTTCTGCTACTGGCGGTCAGTTTGGTATGACCCAGGACCCAACAACGGGTCAGTTTACGTACAACATGGCGTTGTCTCCCGAAGAACAAAAGTTAGCAACTGACTTACAAACGGGTGCACAGGGGTTAATACCACAGGCTACGACTAGAACTACTGCTTTTGATCCTTTACAGGCAGCAGCTTTAAGCCAAGCAAGCACTGCATTAACAGGAGCAGGGCAACAAGACCTTGCCATGGCTCTCCAGAGAGCAGGCGTTGGTAATCTCTTTAGTCAGCAGCTGGGTCAAATTGGTCAGCCTACTGGCTTAGAAGGTTTAACAAG